AAGTTTAATCTATTACAATAATTCTAGTAAAGGATATGTTTTTGTAATTAATCACTCTGAAGGATTTAGTTTAGATCTTAAATTAGTTGAAGAGTTCTTACAGAAGCACAATAAGATTTATCTTCTTGATAAGAAAATGCACTCTTATTTTTTAGATCTACATAATTCTATCGACGTACAATTTATCTGTCTAGATAAAAATAACGAATATAGTTCTTTTGAATGTAATACGCCAGTACATAGGGACTTTTATATTAAGCACCCTATTTTACCTACTATAAACGAAATCATTCCTATTTCTAAACATTATGAGAGGTGCGAATGTTTATACCAAATGGTAAAAGACTACTTTGAACTTGAGATGGACATAGAACTCCAAGACAAACTAGTAGATGCATATAAAACAGTTGAACAGGCAGGAATAAAAGTTGATCTTAGTTGTTTGAATAAAAAATATCAGTTCCAGCACAAAGAATATTCTCTTTTAGGAGATACAATATATTCTTACTATAATCTTTATAATTTGACTGCTAGACCTACTAACTCTTTCAACAGTGTTAACTTTCTAGCCATACCTAAAGATAAAGACTTTAGAGAATGTTTTGTACCTAAAAATGACTATTTAGTAGAGTTTGATTTTGACGCTTATCATTTAAGATTGATATCTGGCCTTATAGGATTCGAACCTCCAAAAGAGTCTATGCATAACTACCTGGGACGCGCGTATTTCAATACCACCGAGCTCACAGATGAACAGTATAAAGAATCAAAGGCCATTACATTCAAGCAGCTTTATGGTGGTATAGAACAGCAATACCAACATATAGAGTTCTTTAAGGCATTGGATCAATTTATAGAACAGGAGTGGAAGAAATACAATGCCCACAAAGCTTTGATTTTGCCTACAGGTAGAATATTAAAGAAGCTACCAGGAATGAATAAATTAAAATTATTTAACTATATTGTCCAGAATTTAGAGACAAAAGAAAATATATACAAGATCTTAGAGGTAAACAAACTTCTTAGTAAAAAGAAGACAAAATTGATACTAATTACCTATGATTCTTTCTTGTTTGATTTTTCTCAAGAAGATGGTAAAACTTTGCTAAAAAAGATTAAACAGATCCTAGAAGGTAACAACATGGTAGTCAAACATAAGTACGGAGTAAACTATGCTTTCTAATATATTATCAATATTTATTAACAGTAAATTAAGGTTATGAGAAATGAGGAATTTTTGGAAATAACATCGGAATCAATTATGAATAAACTTTTTTGTACTTTCTCTCCAAAGGAGTCTTTAGAAGACACTTTAAGAGACATAAATAGAGAGTACACAATCCTATATAAAAAAATCTTTGTTTTAGCTTCCCCAGACTCAGAAGAGTACATGTGTACATATAACATTGAGATAGAAGGAGGCCAGACTAGGATTCTGCCTAATACAATTCTACTTCACAGAAAGAAAGAATCTAATACTTTATACACTATAAATGCCTTGAACACTTTGATCAAGACTTTAAACAACGGTGTTCTAGATTCTACTTTTCCTATTAACTGGGTAGACTACAAGAACTCGATCTTGTTAACCCAAGGAGAAGATCTGAAAAGACTTAATACTACTATCCATAAGATAGTTGCTATCTAACTAGAAAGATTAATTTTTCTATCTAGCCTTCTTGTCTTACATTTATCGAAATTAGTTATATTATGGATATATCAGTTATCAAATCAAGATTGTCGGCTCTACAAAATCCACGTGGAGGACAAAAGAAGGACCTAAGCCAAACTATTTGGAGGCCTACCGTGGGTAAACACTCAGTACGTATTGTGCCTTCGGTGTTTAATAAACAAAATCCATTTAAAGAAGTCTACATGCATTATGGTATCAACAATCGTACCATGATTAGTTTGACTAACTTTAATGAAAAAGATCCTATCGTTGAATTTGCTCAAGGACTTCGCAAGTCAAGTGAACGTGACAATTGGCAATTAGCTAAAAAGCTTGAACCAAAAATGCGTGTATTTGCTCCTGTGATTGTTCGTGGCGAAGAAGACAAAGGTGTTCGTCTTTGGGAATTTGGTAAACAAGTCTACATGGATTTGCTTTCTATTGCAGAAGATGAGGATGTAGGAGATTATTCTGATCCAATTACCGGTCGTGACATTACAGTTGAAACCGCTGGTAAAGAAACAACAGGTTTGATGTACAATACATCTACTGTTAGGGTTAGAACAAAATCTACTCCACTTTCTGATGATGCGGATAAAGTAAAACTATGGCTCGAAACACAACCAGATCCATTAGCTCAATTTAAGAGATATTCTTATGATGAGATGAAAGAAGCACTTCTTAAGCATCTTAATCCAGAAGAAGAATTGAAAGAACAAGCTGATGCTGTAGAAGCTAAACCACAAGGAGATCTCCCATGGGAAAAGCCAACAGAAGGTCAGTACACTTTGAATACTACTAAATCAAATGTAGATTCGGCAATTGATGATCTTTTCGATATCTAATCAAATCCCCAACTTCGGTTGGGGTTTTTTAACTAAAAGTTTTGTATGGCAAAATCAGTTACAGGCGCCGTGTCTAGCGCAATCAAAGACATTTCAGGTTTAGAGAAATTTAAGAAAGGTAAAAACCTTTCAACTAGCGTAGTATTTAAAGAGCAAAGATGGATTCCACTTTCTCAAGCATTTCAAGAAACACTACAAATCCCAGGTATTCCAGTTGGTCATATTACTCTTTTAAGAGGACACTCAGATACAGGTAAAACTACGGCGCTTCTTGAAGCAGCTGTTAGTGCACAAAAGATGGGTATTCTTCCCGTATTCATTATTACAGAAATGAAGTGGGATTGGAGTCACGCTAAAGAGATGGGATTTGAATTTGAAGAAGTAGCAGATCCAAATACTGGTGAAGTTATTGATTATAAAGGTTTCTTCTTATATATTGATCGTGAGAAGTTGGAATGTATTGAAGATGTATCAGCATTTATTGCAGATATTCTTGATGAGCAAAAAAGAGGAACTTTACCTCACGACATTTGTTTCTTCTGGGATTCTGTAGGATCTATTCCTTGTAGAATGAGTGTTGAAAAATCAACAAACAATAACGAATGGAATGCAGGAGCTATGTCTCAACAATTTGGTAATTTCATTAATCAAAGAATTGTATTATCTCGCAAAGCATCTCAACCTTATACAAATACGTTTGTAGCAATCAATAAGGTTTGGGTAGCAAAGCCTGATTCACCTATGGGTCAACCTACACTTAATAACAAAGGTGGTAATACAATGTACTTCGACTCTTCATTAGTAGTTACATTTGGTAACATTGCTAGAGCAGGTACAAATAAAATCAAAGCTACCAAAAATGGTAAGGAAGTAGAGTTCGCTAAGAGGACTAGAATTAGTTGTGATAAAAATCACGTTACTGGGGTAACAGCGGTTAATAAAGTTATCATGACAGTTCATGGATTTATCAAGGATGATAAAAAAGAACTTGATGAATATAAAAAGAAGTATTCTGATCAATGGACAAAAGTTCTTGGGTCAAGTACATTTGATGTTGTAGAAGAAGAAACAGCGCTATCTCCTGACATTTTTGACACAGAAGATTAATGAATAAAGAATATCAAAAAATATTCGACTCTCTCAAATCAGAGAAAGCCGAAGCATCACTCAATAGTAGAGTTCTACTTATTGATGGATTGAACACTTTTCTAAGAGCATTTACTGCAATTGGATGGGTTAATAAAGATCTATCTCATATAGGAGGTTTAACCGGTTTTTTACGTTCTTTAGGGTATGTAATTAAATTGGTTAGACCGACTAGAGTGATTGTTGTGTTTGATGGTCAAGGATCATCTACTAATAAAAGGTATATCTACCCAGAATATAAAGCAAATAGAGGTCTTAATAGAGTTACTAATTGGGATTCATTTGATTCACAACAAGATGAATCAGAAGCTATCACACATCAGATTGTTAGACTGATATACTATCTAAAAACACTTCCTGTTGATCTTATATCTATTGACAAGATTGAAGCAGATGATGTTATAGGATATATAACAGGTAAATTAGATGGTGAGATAACTATTATGTCTAGCGATAAAGATTATCTACAATTAGTATCAGATAGAATAACAATCTACTCTCCTACGAAAAAAAGATTCTATGATCAAGATCTTGTTTTAACAGAGTTTGGAGTTACACCTAAAAACTTTTTAACACAAAAGATACTATTAGGAGATTCTGGAGATAATGTTCCAGGAGTGAAAGGTTTAGGAGCTAAAACTATGTTAAAACATTTTCCTGAACTAGGATCTGATAAACAAGTCACTCTAGATGATATATTACAAAAATGTGAAGGTAAGCATAAAATACTAGAATCAATTAAGAACTACGAGTTTCAACTTAGAATAAACAAGAAGTTGATGGACTTAAAAGATCCTAATATTCCTGAAGAAGCAATAGAAGAAATAAATAGTGTTTTACTAGATCCAAAAAAGATATATGATTCACAGGAA